CCCCACCCCCACCCGCCGAGTAGTAGACGGTGCGCGGGCTGTAGCCGGAAGAGTAGTAGCTGCGGTAAGGCGTGTAGTTCGAGTAACTGCGATAGGGCGTGTAGCTGGACGCGTAGGGCGTGTACCCACCCCCGCCCGCGGCGTACCCGCCACCCGCCGCGTACCCGCTGGAAGTGTTCTGCGGATAGGGATAGCCGCCAATGCCGCCACTGCCTTGCGCGTAGTTCGGGCGGCCACCAGCATAGACGCCGCTCGGCGGCCCACCTGCCCCCGGCATGACGGCGCCGGTCTGGGGCGCCCCCGTAGCCGGTTGTGCGGCAAACTGTTCCGCGGTCAGGGGCATACCCGGTGCGTTGGGCTGGAAGGTCGCAGGGCGTACGGGGCCAGCAGGGACGTTCTGCCCGCGTGCCATCTCCCCCACAATGGGCGGCGCGGGTGCAGTCGGCGTACCAGCTTGCAACATGGGCGGCGTCATAGCTCCGGTCGCGTCTGGCTGTTGGCGCGTCAACGCTTGGCCGATCAGCGCGCCGATAGCCGCCATGGGTGAGCCGCTGGCGGCGTCCGTTGCCAAACGGTCAGCAAAAGAAACGGGCGGCGTCGGCTGCTGATAGATACTACCCAGGTCGGCCATGCTCTGACTGCGCAACTGCGGGAAGACTTGCGCCGCGGCTTGCGCGGCTTGGGGCAATACCCCAGCCGCACCCAGGACGTTGACAAGGTTCGCCACCCCCTGAGGCGGCGTGAGCGTAGCCGCCTTGACCATGTTGCGCTGCGTTTCCAGCGCCCCACCGGCCCAGTCGGAGACGTTTTGGGCCATAGGCAGGATCGTTTGCGCGGCGGGGGCGACGGCGGACGCCGCTTGGGGCAACACCCCCAGGCTATAGAGCGTCTGGATCGCGTTCGCCAATAGCTGCGGCGGCGCGGACGTGAACTGCTGGGGCGTGAGCGGCGGCGGCGGCAATGCCGCGCCCCCCGGCAACAAGTTCAACATGCGCAAATTGGTCTCGGCTGCGGGCCGAATTGCCGCGTCCAAGTCCTGCAGGAATTGCGGCTGCTGCGCGACTTGCCGCGCGCCGAAATCCATGAGGCTTTGCACCGGCCTTTGCAGGGCAGTCGTCGCCGCGTTGAGACCGGGCAAAGCATTGAACGCGCGGCCATAGGCGGGCGCGACGATCGTATCCCGCGCACTGCGCAGCATGGGGGCAACCGTCTGCGCGGCGGCGCGCAACAGCGGATACAGCGGCGGGATCGCCGCGGCCATTGGCGGGCGCACATCGGCATAGCTCACCGGCTGCGGTGTCACACCCCCAAAGCTACTGCCCCCGCCCCCACTGCCTAAGCCCGGCGTGAACGTAGGCCTGGCGACGGCGGGCACGCGATTCATCTGCGCCAAAGTCGGCGGGCTGAGCGGCGCGTTGACCTGCCGCATGGGCGACAAACCCGAGCGTGGCGCATTGACGACCGCCTTGGGCGGCGCGTAGACCTTCTTCATCGTCGCCGCGTACGAGGGCGTTTTCGGCGTGGCCTTCTTGACCGCGCTGCTCTTGGACTTCGTGACCGTGGCGACCTTCTTGACCGTCGCGACCGACTTCTTCGGCGTGTAGACTTTCGCCATCGTGGTCGCGTAGGTCGGCTTCTTGGCTGGTGACGGTGGACCGGCTACGGTCTTGACCGTGCTCCCCGTTTTGGGCTTTGGCTGCGCCGTGCCGTAAGTCGATCCGCCGTAGGTCGTACCGAACGTTGGCGACGGCGGCCCATAGACTGGCTTGGACTTCTGCGCCGCGCGCACACGGTCACTGATGCTGACCGTCTTCTTGCTACTACCGCCGCCCCCACTATCGTTTGCCATGCAACACGCTCCCCGCCAGCTGATACTGGCGTAAGGCTTTACTCAGTTCCGCCCCGAACTCGGGGTCTTGCTGCGCCTGCACGGAGGCGCGCGCGAGGTACTCTTGAAAGGGTAGCGACTGCTTCGGTTCGGGAAACAGACTCGCCAGCCGATCCAGCCGCGCGCCCGTCGTGCGGCCAATACCTTGCAGCCGCGCTTGCATCTGCGATCCAGCCGGCTGCTTCAACGTGGCATCCTCGGCATCCTCGGCGGGCGCGCCTTGCGCACGCGCGGCGGCTTAGGCGGCCGGCCCGCCCCGATGACCAAAGGTAGCTCGGTATCCTTCGGGACAATGGGCTTCGGCACAATCGGCCCCAGGGTCGGCGGCTTGGTCGGCGGGCCGGCGATGATGGTCGCCGTGATCTTGGGCGACTTGCGCCCGCGCGCTGCGGGCGGAATGTTCGTCGGCATTGGCTGCCACACCGTGGTCGGCGTTGGCTTGCTACGCGCCGCGGGCGGTCGCACAGCGAGGAGCGTCTTCTTAAAAGTTGGAGCCATTACTTACCGCCTTTCTTGGGCTTGTGCTTACGTGAAATACGAGTCAATGTCTGCGCGAGAGACGCTTGCTTGCGCGTGGTGGCGTCGGCCTTGCTGTCCGGCTTCAACACGTCAGCCGCGTACTGCGCGACCGTCTTGTTTTGGCGCTTGGCCTTCGCTGTGAAAACGCCTTCCCGCTCTTTGGGGACCGCGTCAGCGATCCAATCAGCCTTCGGCTTGCGGGCCATCTCAGCAGCCCTTCTTACCCTTCGGCGGCGGCCCCTTCTTGGGCGGTCCCTTCTTCACCGTCTTGGGCATTTCCTTCTCGGCTTGGGCTTCTTTCAGCCAGGGCGGCAAACTTTTCTTCTTAGCGGCCATGATCTTCTCCTACGTCAAAGCATAAGGCGCAAGTGTACCTCACCAAAGCCAGCGGTTGAACTTGGAACGCTGTGCCGGCGCCACGTCGCGCAGCGCGGGTGGCGCTTGCTGCTCAGCCAGCAGCCGCAAGAACGGCACGAGGACGGCGGTCAGGAAACCGATAAGTATGGGCATCCACTCGACCAGGCCAAACTGCACCGTCAACCACTCGGCCAGCAACACGGTGAACGCGATCAGGGCGGCCCAGATGGCTCCCGGTGCAACAGCGGCGAAATTACGCATGATGCTATCCTCCTGTTACGCGCAGTATAGGCGACGCGCCCGCCTAACTATTGACACCCACTTGACAATACCACAGCATGTGTTATAATTCAGCTATGAAAGAACGCACCAGCTTTACCCTATCCCCCGAATGCAAGCACCTGCTGCAACTGCTGGCCGCCAAGTTGGGCCTCAGCCAAGCCAGCGTCATCGAGATGGCCGTGCGGCAATTGGCCGAACGTGAACGCAGCGTCCAGGAAGCCAAGCCATGAACGCGAAACCTACGTCAAAGGCCGACCTATCCGCCGAAGAAGTCATTGCAGGTTTCTTGCGGTGGACAAGCCAGTTCAATTATCCCCCGGCCAAACACTACGCTTTAGCCGTAGCATGGGCCTGGCAGTGCTCCGGCTCGCATCACATAGCACTTCAAACTTTAGTCGAGGCAGCACTTATCGCTTACGCTGAGCGGGAAGCCAAGCCATGAACGACGATCTACGCTGCGCCGGCGTCTACGCGCTGACTAATGTGGAAAACGGGAAAGTCTACATTGGTCAGTCTCAAAACATCGAGCAACGTATCTATCAACACTTCCACTTGACTTATTACAGAACCCATATCAATTACGCTATCAAGAAGCATGGGACAAATGCTTTTACGGTAACGTTATTGGAACGCGTAGACGACTTGGCTTTGCTTGATGCACGTGAAGAATACTGGATCACTACCCTACACGCTTGCGATCGTCAGCATGGTTACAACCTTCGTCCTGGGGGGAAAACCACCAGAGGTTTCAAGCACACCATCGAAACCAAAGCCAAGATGAGTGCTTCAAGTCTGGGTAAGCCCAAGTCTGACGAAGCAAGAGCCAAAATGAGTGCCGCCCATAAAGGGCAACCTATGTCAGAAAAGTGTCGTCTTGCTTTGCGGGCCGTAATTTGCAATCCATCTCCTGAAACCAGAGAGAAACTTAGACAAACATCGACTGGAAGGCTGCACACCGCAGAGACCAAAGCGAAAATCAGCGCCGCACATAAAGGCAAATCAATCTCAGCAGAAGCCAAAGCAAAGCGACGGGCATCACTTCAAGCGAATCCAATTTCTGACGAAACACGTGCTAAGTTGAGCGCCGCACGAAAAGGCAAGCCCATCTCCGCCGAACATAAAGCCAAATTACTGGCAGCCATACAAGGTCACACTGTCTCAGCCGAAACACGAGCGAAGATCAGTGCTGCGAATAAGGGTAAGCCACCATCCGCCGCATCAATCGCGGCCAGCCGCGCTATCCTTATGGGCAAATCTCTTTCAGACAAAACGAAGGCTAAGATGAGCGCGGCGCTACGCGACAGAAATCATACCGATGAACGTGCCAAGCTCATCGTTGAGTACATAGAGGCGCATCAGTGCGCTGACTGGAATGAAATCAGCGCCGTCACAGACTCATGTAAAACTACCATCATACGCCATGCCAAAGCGCAGGGTTGGCACAGACTAAAAAACGGCAACTGGACCCAAGCCTAGAAGCCGTTGGGCATCCGTACCCGCGGCGCTTCCCCACCCGCCACATCCGTCAACGTCTCCCCGATGGGCGCGCCCGAAAGGGCGTTCATGCCCAACGGATTTGATCTACCGTTTGGCTCACCTGTCCCCGAAGGCCCCGGCTGCATCCCGGCCTGCATCGCTTGGAGTAAAGCTTGCATGTCCATGCCACCCGGCGCTGCACCTTGAGGCGCTGCTGCTGGGGGCGGCCCCCCTTGCCCACCGACCGCCGCTTGCTGCGCGCCTTTGATACTGTCTAGCAAGGCTTGGGGAATGAGTTGCCCATCCGGCCCCGCCACAAAACCGGGGGGCAACGTGATAGTGGCGGGTGCATATCCCCGTTTAATCGCCAATTTTAGCCCCTCGATAGGTGCAAGCTCGGTAAAAATCGCTTCTGTGGCGATACGGTCGGCCTCTGCGGCCGGTTCTGAGGACAGTTTCCATTTTTCGAGCGCCGTTTCGCGTGACAAAAGTTTCGCGCCCGTCGCTTCGATTGCCATGCGCAGCGCGCCCGCGGTGTCTGATGGGATTGGGTCGGCCAAGTGGACGGTAATATCGAGATCATCACCGAACTTCTCGACGTTCAAGCGGAGTTTGCGTTTCACCATCCGTGACGTGGGCGAATCTTTGGTCACAATCACCAAAGGAATCTGTTTGCCCACCAGTGGGGAAACCTTGTTACGGCAAATCTGAACCACGTTCAGAAAAGCACCGGCCAGCATGTCCTCGATGGCTTTCCAAATCGGGAGGATCACTCTACGGCCAGCCTGAGAGAGTAAGGAAATTGCGTAGCCCGCAGAATCACCAGGGGACTGTCCAAAAACAGCGAACGGTATGGTACTCTGTTGAAAAACTTGCAGTAGGGACTGTCCGAGTTGGTAGAAATCCGGTGGCATTCCCGCCCGTTGCAGGGCTTGCACCTTGTCGGCGCTGCCCAGGTACGTCACCTTGCCCGGTCGCAGGTCCAAGTCCTTGCCGTTCTCGCCGGACAGCGCATCGGAGTACACCGCCCACGCGTTCGTCACGGCGGCCAGGCCGGAGGTGGCGTTGATCGAATACCAGGTGTCAATGACCGCAGCCAAGTCCTCGACGGCGGCCAGGATCGGGCGGAAACGCTTCTCACCATCCCGGAAGGGCGTGGTGCGAGCGTTGCCGAAAGCGTAGGGCAGACAGCCGTAGCCGTGGGCGATGATCGGCCCGCCCTTGACCTTGACCGCCTCGCCATTGGCGAAGTAGCAGCGGTAGGTCGCCGTCCAGTATTCCGTCCACTCGATCAGGTCGTCGTCCCCGAGCTTCGGATCGAGGACGTTGGGGTAAAGCGCCCGCACGTCACCCGCCAGCCGTTGCCAGCGTTCGACCACACAGCGGGGCCCGAGCGGCCCATCGGCCACATGCACATGCCGGGGGTCGCGCAACTGGAAGATGACCGGCAGGCCGGCGATAGTCGCCTCACCGTCCGCCGTGTCGGGCAGCTTGATCGCACTGTCCACGAACAGCGTGCGGGCGATGCACTGGGCGCGCTGCGCCGCCAGGAAGGCCGCTTCCCCGATCAGGTTGCGCTGCTGCTTCTTGCCGTTCATCGAGAGCCAGGCCCGTAGCCAGTTCTCCAACCCCTCAGCGTCCCGTTCGTCGTCCAGCCCTTCGCCAGCGGCCGGCACGTTGATCGAGAATTCCATCTGCGCCGCCAAGTCCACGACGAGATCAACCACACTCGTCGCGTAGGGCATGGTGACGTACTGGACGTTGGCGTCGGAGGAAGTCTTCTTGTTGGCCATGAAGTACAGCGCATCGAGCCGGTCGTACAGTTGGCTGCGCTTGGCGTCACGGTCAACCAGGGCGTTACATTCGGCCCAGATTTTGGCGGTTGTCGGCTTACTCATGTTTGACCTCGAAGCTCAGAGCCGGCCCAGCCGGCGCCCGGTTGTAGCCAAAGCGCACACCGTCCGGCGTCGCGCCGCGCACGATGTCCCGCACGTCGCGCTGGTGAACATCCGCCCCAAAGTTGAACGGCTGCCCCAGGTCTTGCGTCTTGCGCCGCTTGCGCAGCACCGGCCCGAAGCGGTCATAGAGCCAGTAGGCCAAAGCCTTGCAGGCGTCATTGTCGCGGTCGATCGGCAATTCACTGACCGGCCGATTCTCGGCGCTCTTGTGGTAGCGGTACTTCGCCAACTCGCCCAGCAGCCCCTTGCACTTGGGGGCAATGAACAGCCGGGGCTGCTTGGTCGCGGGATCGAGGAAGAACGTGCGCGTGCGCAAGATGCCCTCCACGATGCCCACCCGGTTGACCCGCAAATGCAAGCCCGCCGTGTGCCGCCAAATTTCAACTTGCGACTTGGCGCCCGGATGCTGCTGGCCGGCAATGTCGATGACGCCACCCGTCACGCGCTTCCACCACCAGCGTTCCTTGCAGCGGGCGATGACTTCCTCAGCGACCAACCCCGTTTCATAGACCTCATCGAAGCAGTAGACTTGATCGTTCAGCCAGGTGAACGCCAGCACGGCGTAAGCATGGGCATAGCCCGGATCGACGGCGATCTCGATGGGCCAGTCATGCCCCGCCGCCAGCGCGTCCTTGTGATGCCCGGTAATGACGCCAGCCGCTTTGACGACCGTGCGCCAGGCGATCTCCCGCACATGCTGCTCGTAGCTGAACTCCCGGAACACCAGGCCAGCGGGCGGACAGGGGATCGCCGCGTAGCGTTCGAGAAAGAGATCCGCGGGGAGCGTGGCTGCGATGGCTTGCAGTTCGGGATCGTCGCGTCCCAGCGGAAATATCTTTGTGTTAGCCCACGTTGGAATACTGTAGCTGCGCCCGCCCTCGGCGTTTTCGGCTTGCCAGCGTTGAAAAGTCTCGGCGTACCAGTTGGCCCCCGCTTCCAGCGTGCCACTGGCAAAAATGAAGCCCTTTTTTTCCGCCACACGCCCCCGAATCTTCAAGAACACTTCCCATTCCATTTGCGCCGCTTCACATAACAGCACCCCGTTGGGCGCTTCACCGGCCAGCTTGCGGGTATCGTCCGAGGTGCGGGAAATTATCACGCCATCGAATGCCGTGGCAATGCGGATCGAGCCAATGCGCGGGCGCTGGACTTCCCGGACTGCGCCAATCTTCTGCAAAGCGGCCAGCACGTAGTCCATTTCAGGGTGCGCGAGGTCATACGTTGGCGCCACCACCCACCACAGCCCCGCTTGACCGATGACCTGGCACAGCAGTTCCATCGCGGCGGAGTACGACTTGCCGGCCCGCTCACCCCCCACGATCAACCGAATACGGGCCGGGTCGAGATGGACCGCGCGCTGCAACGGCGACGGCTCATAACCGACGCGCTGCCAAATGAACTCGCGTTGGGCCAGTGTCGGCGCGGTCGTCATAGCGTCATCCTACACCACCCTACGGCGTAGGCGTTGACACCGGTGGACGTTCCACCCGTTTGAAGCGGGGCGCGGCTTCCAGACACACCCGCCAGCACGGCGGCACACCGTCCACGCACAGCACGCCACAGTTGCCCGCCTCCGGCGTCAGCCGCAAGGTAGATGTTCCCAAAATGGGAACAGTCGGCGTGACAGTTCCCAAAATGGGAACTTGCACCCCCGGCACATTGACCGTCAGCTTCGTCGCACCCACGACCAGGGTCCGGTCAGACACCTGCCAGCCGGGGAACGTCGCCGGTACGCTGAACTGCATGACATACGTCCCCGGCGCCACGTCCAGCGCATACCAGCCCGAAGGCAGCGCGCTGACCGTGGACACAGCGCCCAGCTTGATCGTCACGCCGGCCAGGCCCCACTCAGTAGCCTGCCGCACGCCATCGCCGTTCGCATCCGCAAACAGAAAGCCCGTCACGCGCGGCGGCGCGACTTGCGCCGCGCCCACTGACACGCTGCTGCCCACGACCGCCAAACAAATGCCGAGCAACAGCACCGCCGTGCCCGTTTCGAGCCAAGTTCGCTGCTTCATGGTGTAACCTCCCCTTGTATGGTGAGCACGTCCGCATGTGCCCAACCCAGAACCCCGGTCGCCAAGTTCTGACAGTAGTACCAGGGCGGCTCAACCTGCCAGAGCGTGAGCACTTCGCCCTTGATCCAGCGCCCGACGATGTTGGCACCGAACGCCGCACTGCTGCGCCGGTTGGCCTGGTCCGTGTTGACGACCGCTGTACCATGCGCCCACTGCGGATGCGCCAGCGCGTCGAACGTGGGGTCAACTGCCAGCGTCACAGCGCCACCAACAAGCCGCCACTGTCCGGCTCGGCCAGCAACTTGTCTGCCGAGAACGCGATCACCTTGACGTAGATGATCGCCGTCCGCTCACCCGGCAACGTGATCGGCTGCACTTCCGCCGCCGCCGACTGCGCGCCGTCTTGCACCCGCAGCACCGCAGCCGTCAACGCCCGCCGCCAATGCCCGTAGATGTCTTGCGCCGCCATGTTCCCACCTCCCGCCAGAACTTGCACCCGCGCTGCCAGCCCCGCCACGATCTTTTGCAGCGAGGCCACGTCAGTTTCCAACGAGCGCACTACCGCTTTGACTTCCCAGTCGTCACCAAGCTTTGGCATGGCCGTACCCCCTCCCCGTACCACAGCAGCGCCCGCCGTAGCACCTCGGACAGCGTACAGTCCTCGCGCCGTGACAGCACCACGGCTTGATCTAACTCAGCCGCCGTCACCTTCACCGTCAGCTTATAGGGCCGCCCACCCGGTAACGGCTGCGTCATCCCTCACCTCTCACCCTGCGGAATTTCCCCCAAAATTTCCGGCTACCCCGACCCCGAAACACCCACCCTTACCGGAAACGGTGCCCTTTGTCTACCCTCTGTTTACACTCTGTCTATCTGTCAATAACTTCACCCCACCCCCTGATATAATGGACGTAGGAAAGTCGCCCCCCCTCTTTTAAAGTTACGAGTGTTCAAAGCTTCATTTGTTGCCGTCCACTGGCACACTACGTATGAATTGTTGGGGCTTATGCCAGGTGTCAGGATCGGGCCGCGGCGTCAACTGCGCCAGCGCCACTACCTCACTCGTAGGCCGCGCATCCCGCCAGATCACCGCCGTCTCCGCACCTACCGAACGGATCGTGCAGCGCCATTCCAACTCCTCGACCACACCGTCAAAACACGTGTGCACCATCCGCACCACCGCCCGATCCGGGCCAAGTCGTAGACTCATCGCGTAAGCCCCCCTCTACCGTGAACGTAAAATGAGCAGTAAGCACGGCTGACGACTGGATGCTTTCACTGGGTTCGGTTCGCCATCTTCCAGCGCCAACCATATCGGGGCGCCAGCATAGCGCACTTCGGCGCCAGCTTCGCCCAGGGGGGCTATCGCACGTACTTGGTAGATGGGCAGTATCAAGACACTGAGCTTCCCACATGCACACTCCGCAAGCGCCTTCTTACACCACGCCATGACGCCGCCAGTGAACGGCGGATTGACCCAGTTACTCTTGCCCCACGGCACCAGCAAGCCGTCAAACCCCTCCGGCCTCGGATGAGGACAAGGATCGAAGTCAAAGCTAAATTCAGCGTCCAACCCCGCCAACATCTCAGGTGGAGTTACCCAGTAATGCTTTGCCACACTCACCTACCCCTCGCGTGATGACATAAGAACAGTTGACATAAGATACTGCACCGAATTCTGTAATAGCTAGACGGGTAGAACACAAAAAAAGAAAGAACAAAAGAGAGGGACAGAAAGGACAAAGAGAGAACAACAAGAGAACGAACGAACGAACACACACTCACTCATCATCCTCTTCTTTTTTCCCCCCCCCTCCCTTCTTCTTCTTCTCTTCTCTCTGTCCTTTGCCTTTCCGTTCTCTGTCCTTTGCCCCCTCCGCCCGTCCGCTCCTCCGCCCGTCATCCGCCGCTATGTCGAGTCTGCTGCCTGGTGCTTTGCCGGAGTCCGCTTCCGGGAAGATGGAAGTTCCCGGCCGGCCAGCCCTCCCCAGCATTTTCTCTCTTCCACATCCAGCCATCCCGCCGCGTCTGTGGGGTGCTCCGCAACCACGGCGAAGCCGATCCCGCACCTGGCGCTTGAAAGCGTGTTTGCGTGACATAACGCTAGAAAGGTGGCTATATTCACACTATAGGCATTATGTACATCTATTCTGCATCTTCTGCTGCGGAATCATCGTTATCGTCAAGTTCAGCAGCATCTTCTGGCATATCGGCGTCTAGCACTCGGTATTCCGCAGCTTCCAGTGCGAGTGGTGGGGCTTGTTCAACGTTGGGGCTGGCCTCCGCTTCCGCTTTGAGGGTCGCCCAGGCTGCCATGAATTGCGCGAGGGCGCCATCCGCCTCGTGATGGACGTTCACGGCCGGCCGACCTACCAGTCGATCAAACAGAAATTCCAACGCGCCGATCTGACCGCGGGCGATCCGGCGCCGCAGACTGCGTACCATCGCCTCGGAGGTCTGCTTGTCGAGGACCATAAACAGCAGGGCGCGCACTTCAGCGGGCGTCTTGGGCGCCTCTTTGACGGTGTTTTTCCCCTTCCCAGGGCTTTTGGGCAGCGGTGTAGGGGGTGGCTGCCGGTAAGCGGTGGGATTTTCTGAGGTGTCTACCAACTGTCGTTTTTCCTCTCTCTGTAATTAACGCCTCACGTTATGTCACCGAATAGGTGTAATGGTACGATCATACGCTATAAGAGGTCAGACTTATTGACAGCGGGGGTAATGAGTTTTGGCGGGTGGTATGGGTGTGGGTGCAGGGTGCGCTGTGGGGGCTGTGGGGGCTGCTGGTGGGCTTGTGTGGTGTGGTGGTGGTGGATCAGGTTATGCGGCGGTGATCGTGCCGTATGCTTCGATGATGCGGCCGCCGATGGTGCCGCCGAGGATGTGGACAACCTCGAAGACGGTGCCGGCTGGGATGGTGCGGCGCCCGAACATCTGTTGAGCGCAAGCCAGCACCTCGGCAGGGGACTCGCCGGCTGGGGGCCAGTAACCGTAAGGGAAGATGGTCGGGTGGCGCAACTCGAAAGCGGTGCCGTCGGTGATAGCCTGGTGCATGGTGCGGCCTGCTGCGATCATGGTCCTATCCTCCTGGTGCTGGGTGGGCCGGTGGTTGGCCGGCCCGGTGGGGTGTGCGTTAGCGGATAAACTTGTTCGGGTCCAGCTCGGTGGCTTGGGCGATGGCGGCGCGGATGTCGTTGCGCATGGCGCGACATGGGAAGCTGGCGCCGGGCAGCTCGGCGGGGTGCGGGTCGCACTCCTCCGGTTCGGGTATGCAATCGTTGGCGGGGTTATGCGCGGGCGGTATCCAACGGCGTGCATACTGAGCGTTCAAGCGGTCGGCTTCAACTTGCGCGGCGCGGGCGGTGGGGAAGATAAAGAACTGCGGCCGTTCGTGCGTCCCGCCCATGCCGTTGTCCTCGGCGGCGTAGTAGCTCCAGGCCCACACCTTGCTGACCGTATCCCAGATCGTATGAGTCTCATAACCCTGGCGGTTGGCTTCGCTCTTGACGGTGTAACGTGGTGTCTGTGCGTTCATCGGGTGGCCTCCGTGTTGGTGCTGGGTTGGCCGTCGCGGGTGTAGCAGTAGCCTCCGCCGATCACGAAGGGTCCGACGTGGGCGCCGGGCTGCGCTTTGGCGGTGATGTCCGCGAGTATTTCATTCTGGCGGGCGAGCGGGACACCTTGCGCGGTCCAGAGTGCGCGGAGTTCGGCGTCAGGGTCGGGTTGCTCCAGTGTGCCGGCCCAGTCCCAGGTGCTGGCGGGTCCGCTGGCGTCGGTGGGTGCGGGTGCGGGCTGCTCGGCCACGGCGACGGGCAAGCCAGCGAACAAGGGTAGGTATTCCGTGTCATCGAATAGGCGGGTCATGGGTTGGCGTTTCATGCGGTGGCCTCGGGTGGTCTGGTGGCGCCCCTCCCGGTGGGGGGAGGGGCTGGGTTGCTTAGGCGGCGCAGAGCTTGAAGTTAGCGAACTGCGCGCGGCTGAGTGGGTGGGCGCCGGCCGGGGTGACGTGGTAATACTTGGTCTCCTCGGGGTCGTAGGCGGTGCGGTAGGTCAGTGACAGGTCATCGGTGTAGAGGTTGGTCCCGCACTCGCGCACCGACCAGAGGAAGTTGTCAGGGGCGCGGGTGGCGAACCAGTAAGCGTCGATGTTGGTCAGGTCGGTAGCAAACAGGCGGGGCAGGTCGGGCGCTGTCTGGGCGAGGCAGGTGCGATACTGCCAGGTCTTCCGGCCGGCGACGATGGCCTTATCGTGCTGGCGCCAGAGCTTCCCGACCATCTGCTCGGCGGCGGCCAGGGCCGCGGGCGGCATGATGCGGGCGGCTTGCTCGGCGCCTTGCCAGTTGGCGAGGGGGTCGCCCTCGTAGCGCAGCAGGCGATAGCAGAACTTCTCGTACTTGTTACCACGATCTTCGAGGCTGACGGCGAGGCGTTCGAGGATCGGCGCGAAGGGGTAAGCGTACTCGGTGCGGCCGGTGGCGTAGGTAATAAGCACGGTGCAGTTGTCGGCGTTGGTGGTCAGGGTGTAGGGTAGCTTGGTCTTGGCGGTCATGGTGTCCCCCTCGTGTTGTCTGGTGTTGTGCTGCTGATATTGGAATAATAGCACAGTAATAGCAGATGTCAATACCCAGTTTGCGCAAGTCGCTAAACTTTAAGGGGGCGGTGGGCGCCGTCCCCTTGTGTGTCGGTGGCCGGGTGGGCTGTCAGGCGCCCAGCTTGTCGAGGATCAAGGCGGCGGCGGCTTGCCCGTTGGCGGTAAGCTGGCGCTGCCACGCGCCCTCGCTCGGCGCCCAGCGGAAGCCGTAGGATTTCAGCAGGTCGCGCACGGACTCGGCCGGCTTGCCGGGGAAGATCAATTGGATGCGCTCGGCGGCGGTGTTCTCGATGTAGCGGACTCCGTTGACTTCGCGCTCTACATCCTCGGTCAGTTCGGCGCGGGCGGCGTTGCGGGTGGTCAGTTCGGCAACGCGTTCCTTCATGCGGCGGATGTTCGCGCCGTTGTTGGTCAGGACGTAATCGGCAAACCCTACCCGCCCCATGTAATCGCCCTGCAACAAGCGGCGGGCGCCCCCCTCGGTGATCCCTTCAAGCTCCAGGAGGTAGGCCAGCTTCTCCTCGTCGGTGATCTTCTTACGCACGATTTTGTTAGCCTCGCGGTATAGTTCCTGCATGTGCTCGGCGTGTTCGATCTTGGCGGCCAAGCGTTCGATGGCGTCGGGGTCGGCGCTGCTGCTGGCGGCGCGGGCGCGGGCGCGCGGGTCGTAGATGCGGCGGAGGCGGGCCAGTTGCTTTTCGTCGTACTCGATCAGTTCAGATAGGCGTTTGTCAACGGTGTCGTTGCGCTTCGCGTTGGTGCGGCAGGTACGCGCCGTCCAGCCACCCGCGCCGGTGATGAACTGGGACACGACGCGCGAGTGCGCGGCCAAGTAGGCGTTGAGTTTGGCGGCGTAGCGGCTGCGGTATTCTTCCATGTCGGCGCCCAGCGCCTCGGCATTTTCGGCGGTGCGCCAGGCGTCGAACTCCATAGAGACGCGCCCCATGTGCATCAGGTAATCATTGATCTGGCTGGCCTCGCGATCTTCGGGACTCCACGAGGTGCCGTTGTATGCCCCGCGGGCGTGGATGTCGGTAGCGTTGGCTATCATGGGTGCTCTCTCCTTTAGCGGTCAATGGGTCGGTAGGTATGGCGGCGAAACGTCACGGCCAGCGTCACGAGCCGGCGACGCTAGAACACAACTTCGACGGGGCCGCACGTCCAGCCCCAGAGGTCGGCGCGTTTCATACGGTGACATCCTGGGTGGTCGCTGCGGCGACTGCGGCGCGGGCGTGGTAGATGTGGTTCGGATCGGGCCAGAGGTGGCCGGTTGGTTGGGCGTCGCGGTGCTGTTCGTAAACGGTGATGCACTCGCACAAGGCTGCAAACATGGCGGGCGCTTGGGCCATCAGGCGGGCGTCGGCGTCGTGGGTGTAGACGCGGGCGACGAGTTCAGTCAACGGGCCGCTGATGTAGGTGCCAGGTTCGCCGTAAGGGTGTTCGATTTCCCACGGGCCAGGGGTCAGGGTGTCCACGGTGGTATCTCCTCGGTGGTGTGGTGGCCGGGTGGCGTATGTCACCCGGCCGGGGTTGCCTACATGCTGAGCGGGTCGGCGGCGGTGGTGTAGAGTTTGGCGCCGTAAGCGGCCGCCAGTCCCGCCAGGTCGCAGCGGGCGTTGTAGTGCGTACGGTACTCGGTCGGGCGCCAGTACCAGCAGAGGCGTTTAGCGTGCCACACGCAGCCGGCGCCCTTCAATGCGTCCTTGCTGGGCTTGGTGTCACCCTGCACCCAGATCCACGAGCCGATCAACCAGATTTCGCAGTCCGGCAGGCGGAGGCGCAGCAGTTCGTAAAGCTTCTGCATGGTCGCTTCTTCCGTCTTCTCGTTGTAGTGGTACACGTGCGGCTGCCCGTCCGTGCCGCGCTCTGACGTGCCGTCGAGGTGGCTGAGGGCTTGCTTGTACTGGCTATTGACGGCTTGCATGGTGGCGCAGTCCCCGCCGCGGTCGGGGTGGTGCTGCATCGCGAGTGTACGGTACAGACTCTTGATGCTGGCTACGGTGTGGCAGTCCCGGAAATATGCTGGCATGGTGGGCCTCTCGGTGTGCATGATCGGCTACTGTGACCATCCTAGCACGTCTATTATTCCATGTCAATAGGTGCATCCTTAATGTTTAGCAGAGTTGCCTATATTGCCTATTGGCAAGCGGATATAGCCGTGCTATACTGCCCACATGAGTACAATTGCAGGCTACTACACAACACCAGAGGTAAGGGCGCGCTTTGACTGGACGCGCGCCCAAGTCGCGGCGACTGCGCGGCGCGAGGGGTGGCCCTCGGTACGGGTCGGGCAGTCGCTACTGTGGGCGGCGGACGCGGTGGACGCGTACGCGACCGCGCGCACGCGTACGACGTTGCTTAAGGCGCTCGGCTGGCGCGCCCGCGTGGGTGGCGCGCAACTGGCGCGGGCTACTGAGGGCGATCTACCCTGTTCCGAGTGTGGCGCGTTCGCCGTGCGACTGGCGGATACCTGGCGCTGCACTGAGGGGCACGGCGGGACGGGCTGACGGCGGGCAAACAAAAGCCCCGCGAGTATCCAACTCTCGGGGCTTGGGTGGTGCGGGTGCTGGGTGCTGTCAGGTGGTGGGCGTCACCTCCAGCCGCGCCCCGCGCATGTACCATTCTTGCGGCTCGTGGGTCTGCCAGTCAATGCCGCCGTGCCCGAGTCCTACACCTTCACGATCCCGAAACGCGCCCGTCACCTCGTAACACGTGCCCTCGGACGATCCCCAGCCATTGACGACGACGGGCTGATCCTGGTACTCGGCGGGGAGGCCGGCCAGATATTGCGCGAGTTGCTGCACGTTCACGGCGTCACCTCCCGCGGCTCGGCCAGCAGCGCGGCGGGGTCGGCGCCGGGTGCGATGTCCCAGCGTTCCAGCGCGTCCAGCAGCGCGCACGCTTGCGCATAGGGCAGCTTTTTGAGGCGCGCCCCAAGCTCGGGGTCCGTCGGCTCCACTTGCGCCCACAGCAGGCCGGCCTCGTAATGGCGGGGCAGGGCGCTGAGGGTCGCGCAGGTGGTCGCGTCGAAGCGTGGGCGGAGGGCGGCGCGCTCGCGGGCGAGGATCGTATAGTAGCGGTCCAACGCGGCGGCGATGGCGCCGCTCGTGTTGTTGCGCGTCTTGCCCTTGGTCGTCGCCGCGTCCAGCCGGGCG